GCCGGCGTGGATAGATTCCAAGGGATCTCGGACCGAGTAAGCGAGCTACATCCAAGAAATTGCGGTCAGAAACCGCTCTATACTTGAGTTGTGGCAATGCCCACTCGGGTGAGATGATCTTTCCTGCGAATTCCGCAACAGTAGTTGAGTGGAGACACTTGTGCTCAGATATAGGACATTCTATCGAAGATAGAAAATCCAAATACGCTTTGCACAGGTCATCCCCTACTATTGCCACGTCATCACCTACCACCATAAAGTCTCCTTGGTGCTTCTTGCGAAGCAATTCAAGACACTCATGGTGCGTATAAGTGAATAAGAAGAAGGATGGTCCAAGACCAAGGGGTTGACCCTTAGTCCAACGGATTTCCCTTTCTTCTCCCAGTATAGGATCTAACACCCTCCAAGGCCCTCGTGCCGCTTCTTCAAACAGCCGAATTTTTGCATCCCACCCACTAGGGAGGGCACGCTCTAAGGCGGAAATCTGAAGAGACAGAGGAAAATGGTTAGTAGCATCAGAGAGGTCCACACAGTGGACCCTCCTCTTATCTCTTAACCATCCCTGGATAACCTTTACCCCCTTCTCTTGGTTAAATGTACAATCTCTTTTGTTAAGAGAGACCATACGTCCCAAGAGTACCTTAAGGGGTGCAAGGACATACTGGATGACGCGGTTAGGATTCGCAACTGCACGAAGTTTGTACCCGGGCTCCTGGATGAAACTCACCTTCCCAAAGGAAGGAGGCCCTGCGTCCACATTGTGGAACAAGGCCATGACTTTCTCCCAGGACAAACGATGGGGAATGCCAAGTAACTGGTCAGCGACCCCCGTGTCGAAGGTATTGGTAAAATACCTACACCACGGGCCTCCAAGCTTATTAAGCATAGAGGCATTACTAGCAAACCACTTCTCGGGTTCGTCCTCCGGTACAGTCACAGTACCATGCTTCCTAGCGTCCCAAACCGGTACTCTCCGGGATGGTGATAACGCTGTACGCATGAACTCTGGCTGATTAAGAAGCAACCGCTTTTGGATTGGGGTCAAGACCCTATTCCTTTGGGCGGGTGCCTCAAACCTGATTGTGGACTTATCGGTCCCATCCTCAACAGAGGATCGGAACTTCTCCCATTGATTTGGAGTAGGCTTAGAGGAAACCTCTGCGCTATACACCATCAATGCGGATAGGCTCCGGAAGACCCTCCTAGCATCCCGTTTGTCAACAACAAACAGGTGCTTAAGGGCACCCTTCGGTAATCCGTTACGGTCCAAGGATATCCACTTTGGTTGATATTCCTCGTCCGCAAGCCGTTTTATAAAGAGTAGTTTAAGCTCTTTTAAACGATTTACTGTCCACTCAGTCCCTGACGCGCTTTTCCAAAGAGCGACATTGTCAAGGATGGCATACTTAGTCTTCTTATTTATACCTAGGGCGCTTAGACGTTGACATGCAATGTTTTGACTTATAGTCATAGCAATGCTCCTTTCTTTTGATTGGATGTGTTGCACATTGGGTTACCCGTCTAGGACAACCTTCGGCTTTTGGTACGGAG